CTTGATATGATGTTTGATCGATGATATTTTTGTCCACATCGTAATAATATTTTATTGTGTTTAATGTATATCCAAGACTGCCGTACTTTTGAATTAAGTATTCTTGCAACTCTGAACTACTCTTAGGCCACTCTTCATAAATGTTATAAATGTCGTTTGATAGCAGAACAACCCAATCTAAATTTGAGTCGCCATAAAATTTATACGCAACATAGTCTGGCTTTTCTCCATCTTTAACAGTATACGGATTGTAAGATATGCCTCGGTAATCTTTTAAAAAACTTTTAATTTTAGCAGATTGTGTTATGTCAATTGCTCTAAGGTAATCGTATTCGTTTACCTTGTATGATACTTTTGGGTATAGAGTAAATATGCTCATTATAGTAATACCGTTCCGCTTAAGTATTGTTGCGTAGCCTTAGGTGCAGTAATAAGAACAGATTCTCTCAGAGAAATTGTTAAGTTAACATCTGTTGGAAAATACTGTGTATTATTTCCTCTGCCGTCAAAGAATGTCATTTTGTTTTGTGCGCCATAATCTACTGATACACTTTCGATCATGCAAAATTCTGATTTGAATAGTGTAGATAAGTCACTTGAGCCATCCGTATTTCTATAAAGAACCAATTCAAATTTGCACATGTCTGGATAACCAAACGTAAAGACTCCTCCGCTATTTTTAACAATTTGATCAATTGCGTTTTCATCTTCCGATGTTAGAACCGATTGCCTATTATAATAGTCTTGCAAGGCTTGTTGATACGCAGGGTCCTCTGCCCCTCCAGTGTAATCAGATTCTTTGGGTGCTGATTCATTTCCACTTCTTTCTAATTCACCATCAGTATTGTGTCGACCAAATGTATCAACTACATCACTAATAGTTGCTTCCGATCCTGTTCTAGGTGATGATGCAACTCTGAATGATGAAATAATTGACAACATATTTTCTGCTTCATTTTTATCGTGTGGCTTCATATTAAACGGCAACTGAAATCTTCTAAATGATGGACCTTGATAAATCAATTGTTGAAAGTTGTTCAACATAATTCTTTGTAAGAATTCAATCTGAGGTTTACCTGATTGTCCAGCACTCGCAACATATCCTGTCGCACCCGCAACACCTTGCACAATTTGCTTCTGCAAACCTTCGATCCACGATGATCCTAATCTGCCCAGTGCTTGACCCAATTCACCTTCAAATATACTTGCACCTGTCGGGTTACCCATAATACCTTGTGCTTCTTGCCAGCCATTAAGCAAAGACGAATTGAATGTGCCTCCAAGTCGCACATAAATAGTTGGTGCTGTGGATCCTGACATAGTGACGCCTTTGGCATCATAAAATGTAAATTTAGCCATTGGCACAACGAAATCTTGGTTTCCATATTCGGCACCAAAAACTATAGTACCAGCAGACGGATAATATGCGTCTCCTGTTGGAATGCCAAATATAGCATCTGATGTTGCCATTACTACTCCTATTGAAATTATAAACTATTTATGTCATACAAAGGTAAATTTAAGCCTAAAAACTATAAAAAGTACAAAGGTGATCCAACAAATATAATCTATCGCAGTCTACTAGAAAGACGCTTTATGGTTTATTGTGATGATAATTCTTCTGTACTTGAATGGAATTCTGAAGAAGTTGTAGTTCCATATGTGTCACCGCTTGATAATCGATATCATCGTTATTTTGTAGACTTCTGGATGAAATACAAAGATCGCAATGGTGAAATTAAAACAGTTTTAATTGAGATTAAACCTGCTATACAATGTCAACCCCCAAAACGAAAAGACACACCAACTGGTAAACCAACAAGACGATTTTTAAATGAAGTCGCAACATGGGGTGTCAATCAAGCAAAATGGAAAGCGGCTACAGAGTATGCAAAAGATAGAAAATGGGAATTTAAAATCATTACTGACAAAGATTTGAGATAAATAGAACATGGCTACAATATTCGATAACATATTACAACAAGGCGTTTCTAAGGGAATCGTGCCTGCTAAAAGCAAGGCGGCGAGAACTTGGTACAGAGATGCCGCAGGCAAATTAATGTCAAACATAACTCCTAGCACATTTGAGAAAAGAACAGATAGTGCTAGAAAGACTGACGGCATGGAATTTGGATACATGTATGCATTTAGATACGATCCAAAATGGAAAAAGGAGTTACCTTACTACGATACTTTTCCATTAATATTTCCAGTCAAGTTTGAGAGTGATGGGTTCTTAGGAATCAACTTTCACTATTTGCCTCCAATATTAAGAGCAAAGTTGATGGATGGATTGTATTCAACATTGACAAATAAAAACTATGATGATACGACAAGAATTAGAATATCATATGAGATTTTACAATCTGCGGCTAAGTATCGATACTTCAAGCCAACTCTTAAGAAATATCTGAGAGAACATGTTCGTTCTAAGTTTTTAGAGATTCAAGTAAACGAATGGGATATTGCTTTGTTTCTACCAACAGAATCATTTAGAAAAGCAGACACAGGACGTGTTTGGGAAGAATCACGTAAAAAAGTAGGAAGATCATAAATGGCAACAGATTTAGGTACAGTTACAGTAACAGGAAAAAAGTTGGAAAATAGTGCATCTTTCAGTCTTTCGAAATTCAGGGCTGGAGTCGGTACATTAGTTCGCCCTAATCTTTTCAATGCTACGTTAGTTGGATACAGTAAAATTACTGGTGGATTGGACGGTTCTTTACCTGATATTCAAGATACTTTTAGTTTTAGATGCGAAAAGGCTGAATTGCCTGGACGTACACTTGCAACAGCAGATGATGCAGTTGGTGGTGGTCCTGCATTAAAACTTCCATATGATGTTACATATAACGACATTACATTATCAATTATCTGCTCAGACGATATGGCTGAACGTAATTTCTTTGAGCAATGGATGGATAGAATTATTGGGCGTGGTGGTAGATCAAATGCTGGACTCGTATCTTATTATAGCGACTATGCATTAGGCGTTAGTCTTATTGTAGATCAACTGAATGAAAAAAATCAAATACTGATTCGATATAGATTAAAAGATATCTATCCAACAGCATTAACACCCATGAATGCAACATGGGAAGAAACAAACACCTATCAGCGATTTGGTGTGACACTTGCATATCGCTATCATACATATGAATAATATGTTTTTTTAATTATTTGGAGAGAAAATTATGAGTTTACCTAAAATTAGTGCGCCTATTTTTGAATTGATTTTACCATCAACAGAAAAAACGGTTAAGTACAGACCATTCTTAGTCAAAGAACAAAAACTTCTTTTGATTGCAATGGAGTCTGGAGATCAAAAATCTATGATGAATGCTATTAAGCAAATCATCAATAACTGTTCAGTTGATCCAATTGACGTTGACAAACTTCCAATCTTTGATTTGGAGTATTTCTTTGTTCGCTTAAGAGCAAAATCAATTGGTGAAGATATTGATTTGAATCTACGTCATCCAGGCGGAGTGAATGCTAAAAATGAAATTTGCGAACACATCACAAAACATAAATTAAATCTTTTAGATGTTGAAGTTCAAAAGTCAATTGTACACGAAGATAAGATTCAGTTGGATGAAGAAACAAAGATTGGCGTTAAATTCAAATATCCAACATCAGAGTTTGCATTGTCAATTGAAAATCCTGAAGAGATGAATCAATTAGATTTAGCATCAGATGCAATTATCAATAGCATCGATTACATCTTTGACGCTGATAATGTTTACAAACGTGAAGATTACACTAAAGATGAATTGATTGAGTTCATTGATAATCTATCACAAAAGCAATACGAAAAACTTTCATCATTTTTTGAGACTATGCCAAAATTGAAGCACGAAATCAAATGGAAATGTGCTGGATGCGGGCAAGAAGACAATGTATCATTGGAGGGTCTTGCAAATTTTTTCGGATAACGCTGAGTCAAGAAAGTCTTATGAATTATTATAAGACTAACTTTGCTCTAATGCAACATCATAAATACACTTTAGATGATTTGGAGAACATGATACCCTTCGAGAGGGAAATTTACATACTGCTTATTTCTCAACATGTGAATGAAGAAAACGAAAGAGTGCAAGCACAACAAGCACAACGTAAATAAGGGTAACACAAATGGCTACAAAAGAAGAAAAACAAGAAATTAAAGCACAAGTAAAAGCACAGGAAGATTGGATGACTAAAAAATGGCGTCCAATGATGGCTATCATGTATATGGCTTGCTGTCTATTTGACTTTGCTATATTTCCAATCATGTTCACCATTGTTCAATTTTGGGAAACCGCTGTACAAAACGATGCGTTTCGTCAATGGGCACCAATCACATTGCAGGGTGGTGGCTTATTCCACGTAGCAATGGGTGCAGTTCTTGGCGTTAGTGCATATGGACGCACACAAGAGAAAGTTGCTGGTGCATCAACAGTAAATACTGGAATCGGTCCACAATCTTCATTCGGATCACCACAGCAATCATCATTTGGTTCTCCACAACAATCTTCTTTTGGTACGCCACAGCAATCATCATTCGGAGGTAATTCGTTTGGTGGCAATCAAAACTATTCATCACCACAACCTATGAATATGGGTATGAGTGGCGGTATGTCTTCTGCTAGAAGATCATACAATAACATCGATCCAGATGCAGTCTTAGAGCGTGGCTAATAATGGCAATTAAAAATTACGGTAGAGCATTAGGGCAAATTGCACAAGAATCTGTTAAAGGTTCTGTGCAAGGTTTCGC